CACCGCTCAGGGCGGCACCGCGCAGGTCGGCATCGCGCAGGACGGCACCGCTCAGGTCGGCACCGCGCAGGTCGGCACCGCTCAGGTCGGCACCGCGCAGGTCGGCATCGCTCAGGACGGCACCGCGCAGGTCGGCACCGCGCAGGTCGGCATCGCTCAGGACGGCACCGCGCAGGTCGGCACCGCTCAGGTCGGCACCGCTCAGGGATTTTTTTGCCGCATACGCGGCGGTTACGAGTGCAAGCATGGTCTTTGCCCCTTCAAGCGCAAAGATCACAGTTCCGTAGATGTTTTTCAGTTCCATTGGAGTTTTCCTTTCTTCGGTTGGGGCGGGGCGGTTCCCGTTGCCATAGAACAAGGGAGAGCGGCGTTTCATGATTCCGGCAGATTCGGAAACGTCTTTGAGTGGCCGGCGCATCTGCTTTGCCATCTCCAAGGCTTCGTGAGAGCTGGGCATCCTTCACCGCCTGCTGAATCGCTTCCTCCGCATCCAGCATCAATGCGCCCGCGAACACGGTATCGGTGAGCACGGCGCGCAGCTCGAGCATCGACCCGCACACCTCGACGGCCCACCAGGGCTGTTGCCGCAGCGTGTAGGCCATTACGGCCGCCCTGTCGGGATCGGCGCGGTAGAGCAGCAGCTTCTTACGTGGTCGCACGGGTGCCTCCAGTCGCCAGCGATTTCATGTAGGCGTCATAGGCATTAAATGCCTCCTGTCGCTTCGCTTCAGCGGTCCAGCACGCGGACTGGCTCTCAACCATATCCCCCACCAGGGCACGCAGGCGCTCCTCCTGCTGCTCCGTAATCCCGCCCACAGGCTGCACCACGGGCGCGGCTGGCTTCCGGGGGATACCTGCATCGCTCCGGCGCTTCTTGGGCGGCTTGGGGTGCTCCTGCATAAGTTCTGCTGCTGTGTCCTGCGTCATGGTGGTACGCTCCTGTTTCTAAGATTCGCTGCTTCAGGGCCTGCAATGCCCGTTTCTGAGCTTTGCCATACCCAGTCGGTGAGCATTGCTCTATCATTCGGTCGATTTCGGCGTTGATGCGCATGAATTCTATATCCATGCCGATTGCTAGCGCCGCGTCAGCATCACTCTCTGATTGCGTCATGCTGCCTCGTCAAGGTGCTACGTCAATTCCAACTGCGCCGTGCGCTGCTTGCTACTGGTTGCGGAACTCGGCCTCGATTGCGTCGATGTCGGCATCTGTGATGCCCAGGGCGTCGTCTTCCGTGGGTTCCTGCTTCTGCGCTGGCATTGCCCGGTCCAGCTTGGCAATGATGCCGTCCACCTCGCTCAGGAACAGCAGAACCTCTTCGTCGATGCGGTCCATCCGCTCTTTGTGGGCCTTCAGGCGCACAATGAACTTCTGGTATCGCTTAGGCAGTCGCGGGTCGAAGCTCATAAAGTCGGCCCATTGCCGCTCACAGCAGCGCATCTGAAAGTACATCTGCGCCTTGTGCTGCTCAGGAACCACGCCAGCCAGAATCCATTCGATGTGTGTCGTCGTCTCAGGGCACTTGACCTCAAGCAGCCCATGCTTGCCGACAAGCCTGTCCGGCGATGCTCCAGCCCGGTCAATCGATGGATGGTAGACAAAGCCCACATTGGACACGTCCTCATCGGTGCCAAGCTCGTATTCGGTTGCTGCCAGGGCCTCCATCTCGATGCCCCACTTCATTGCATCGTTCACGTAATGGGGGATCGCCTGCCCGAGCAACATCTCCGCGATCAACTCGGTTTTGTAGTCGATGCGCTTCTGACTCTCGCGCCGTATTCCAGCCTCACGCTCTGCCCAGGACTTTGGCTTGAGATAGCTCATTACGTCCTTAACCCGGCTTGCAGTCACGCGGCCATTTCTGCAATCCCACCACGCTTGGGTGCCCTGTACACAGTGCTCAATCTTCATCGGCTCAACTCCGCTTTCCTGTTGTCCTTGGCCTTCATAAAGGCGTCACGCGCCGCTGTATCGCCAGCCCCATTCGCAGCATCGTAGGCCATCTTGAACAGCCGTTTCAACTCATCAAGGTTATTGGCGTTCTGAATGTTCTCCAGATGCTCGATGTAAGCCTGCTCGTTCATTGCGGGTGAGGCTCCAGCCCCGTCGTTGTCCGTGCCAGCCGCCGCCATGCCGGTAGCCGCCAGCAGGGTATACCGCTCGAGATAGGTCACGGCGCTTGCAATCGACTGGATGGCGTTCTTGCTGCCGGACGGATCCGCCCCAGCCTCAAGCGTGGTCGATTCCGAGTGCCCCAACTCATGCGACAGGATGCAGGTCACGATGATCTTGCCCTCGCGCTGCGCCGTATCCCAGCGGTGCCGGATGCCCACCTTGCTCAGCGCCTGGGTGATCACATCGGTAACGTGGTCGAGCGTGGCATGGTCGTACTCGGTGTTGCCAAACTTGACGTGCTTGTTCTTGGCGATGCGCGGCGGGTGCGCCTTGAATTGGCCCATCGCCGCATTGAAGGCCTTGCGGGCCTCGTCGGCCTCCACGCGCAGCTTAAGGTCGAAGAGTTGCGCCATCTGCTCAATGCTGGCCCCTGCTGCCGATGCCCGTGCAATCAGGTCCATCGGGGTGGGCACAGTGTTTGCTTCACCCACTGCGAGTTGTGCTGTATCTGCCATAACGCTCCTTTGAATATGCCTTCTGTAACATTGCGAAGAACCCAGACGGGCGCGGTAGCTTGCGTGTCATGTGATAGAACCGCATCATGTCCGCGATGCGATCCACGCCCCAGACAATGCTCGGACACGGCCTCGGGTCGGCATCAATCTCCTGCTGCACCAAGCGGTCGTATTCCTCATCGCCGTCACGCTGGCGTCTCATGCGGTGACCTGCGCCGGGATTACGACTAGGCCCTCGATGTAGGCATACTCCATATCGTCCTTGCGGTCGCGCTGGATTTCAACAGCAGCTTCCGCGAGTTTCCTGCTCCTTATCGGTCCGCCAAGCACCTGCCACGGCCTACTCGCGCTCCCGCGAAATACAAGCACATACACTTGCTGCTCCATAACGAAGGCTTCATTGGCTTCGATCAGCGCCGTAAACTCAGTAGTCACCTTCTGCTCCTCTGTCAATTGCTTGCGTGCCATCGTTTCTCCTTTGCTACAGCTTGTAACGATTCATCACATACGCCACGGCCAGGACTGCGCCGACCATGAGCCACATCAGGTCCGCGATCATAGCCAGCCCATCCACACGCCGACGATGAAAGCCATGAGCACCAAGGTTGCCGCGCCCGATGCGAACACCATCACGGTCAAAATGCGATGCAGGATGGTCATGGGAGCGGCTCCAGTTTCCACGATCTGCCACTGCGTTGTTTCGCCTGCGACCTCGTGCAGCGTTTCGAGGATGGATGCGCATTCGGCGGTCATGCGATCACCCAGCCGATGCATAATCCGGCCACGACCAGCGCCCAGAAGATGCGCGCGCGGAATTGCAGCTGCGGGTTCACGGTTTCACCTTCGTTTTCTTCGCCACTTCCCATTTCGGAGAGTGGCACTTCGGGCACTGGACAGGCTTGCCGCTCACCCGCTTCTGCCACTCATGCCCGCATCGTTTACAGTTCCTGATTGCCATGAACAAGACATTAGCATTGATGATGATAATATGCAAGAACTATTTTAGGGAATTATTTACTTGACTTACTAGCATCTTGAGCAGCCTTTGCAATCTTGCGTTTGCGGCGGATAGCGGCTTTGGTCTTAGGTTTGGGTTTGTACGCGAGGACAATATCGGTGATGGCGTCGAGCGTCTCGTCGATCTCTACGATACCTTTGAGTTTGTCGATGCTGTCGGGCGCGGAGCAAGCCTCCCGGAGCCGGCCCAGCATAAACCATGCCGACTTTTGAGTGATCCCAATTTCCTTGGCGAGTTGCATAGAGCTAATACCTTTGCGGGAAGTTACCAGCAAATACATTGCATAGAGCCACTTATGCAACGGGATGTGCGACCGCTCGAAAATGGTCCCGGTACGGACGGTATAGGTGCAATCACAGGCGTTGCAGCGGTAGTAGCCCTGATACTTGCCGCCCATCGTCGTGATGCGCTCGCTTGACTTGCACTCAGGGCACATGGAGCCTTTGGGCCAGAGACGGCCCTCTAGGTATATCCGGGCCGACTCCGCATCGGGAAAACGCTCGAAAAGTTGGAAGGTGGAGATGGTGGACTTGCTCATTAGAGTCTCTTGCCCCTGAGCCCAGCCACGGTGCCGCTGTAGACATTTCCTTTGCTACTCTCGCTGATATCCACGCGGATATAGTCATCAGTGACCTTGGTGGTGCGGAGATTGTCGTTGAGTGCCACCGTCAGTTCCCGTCGAGAATTGAGGCCGTCAATGGTCGCGGTTACAGGGCCGTAAGGGTGGGGATTGCAGCGGGTGATGTGCAGTCTGTAGCTCATGTTATCTCCTAAGCGGGCTGATTGCCTCACTGAGATAATAGTAGATGACTTACTAACGTAAGTCAAGTAAATAATTCCCTTTCATTTGCTCCCTTGCGCGCAGGCGGTCCCGCTCCGCCTCAAGCGCCGCAAAATGGGCCTCGACCCCCCGCAAGCGAGCTTTGGCTTCGGCTGGGGGATTTCCATGCCCTAAACCCAAGCAAGCAACGCTGGGGCTTATAGTAATTCCATGACCACTCCGCAAGCCCACTTGATGCACAAACAAGAATACGAATTGCGCATCCAACTCAAACAACACAAAACAGAAGAGATAAAGCGTCTAATCCGCGAACGCGAACAGCGCACAGGTCAGATTTTAGTTGCGGAACTGCCCAAGCCCGTGCTAGGTTCGAAACGAATTCACGCGCGAAAGTGATAGACTTGCATCCAATGTTGATGATGCCCAACCCGCTCACCAAACCCGTGGTTATCCTCCAGTTGCGCGTCGTTGCGCCACGCAGGCCCGCCACTGTGCCCGTCTTTGCTGAGTACGCGCCGGGCAGATTGCGCAAGATTGAAAGCTACGTTGCGCACGCCGGGGGCGTTTGCACACGATCCGAGTCAGAGAGGGCACGATAATGTCAGCCGCGATCAACTGGACGCCGGAGCGATGAATGCCAGCCGCCGAATGGAATCCGGTAATTGACGACATTCTCGCCGCAATCGCTACAACGCCAAAATCATTAGAATCAATATGTTCTGAGCTTGAATCAGCGCCAACCGCGAGAACGGTTTACCGCTGGATTGAGTCGGATGCAGAATTATGTCAGAGATATACGCGCGCGAAAGCAGCTCAATTACAGGTGCTTGCCGATCAACTGATTGACCTTGCGGATACTGACCGCGTTTGTGAGAAAGTCACAATCAAACCAGACGGTTCGCGCGAGGTTGTGATACTGGACCAAGTTGAGCGCACCAAGTTGCAGATCGACACACGCAAGTGGCTGCTGTCCAAACTCGACCCGAAGAAGTACGGCGACAAGGTGCAGCAGGAGCTTAGCGGGGAGGTTGGCATTAAGACCGTCATTGTGCAGCCGGATGTGAAAATTGAGCGCGAACGGCCTGCAATGAAGCCTGAGTTTGGCGAATGAGGCCGGGGGGGGCAATAGGTAATAAGTATATTAATACCCTGATCTTTATCAATGTCTGGCTGCGTGCTATCATGGCTATCTATGCCACATCCCGCAATAAGCGTTGACGGAACGCTCGACACGGCGAAACTCTGGGAGCCCACAGCCAAGAACAAAATCATTCGCTCATCGGACGCGCGCAACCGGCTGCGTGTGGGGGGGACGGGATCGAGCAAGTCATCCGACGCGATGATGGAAGTGGTGCAGAACTACCTGCTGCGCTTCCCTGGCTGCTTTGGCCTGATCTTGCGCCGGACGATGGACGATCATCGCAAGGCCAATATCCCCGACTTCAAGGCTTATGTTCCTCAAGAGTTATATAAATTCAATGAATCGCTTGCGATAGCGACGTTCTACAACGGTAGCCAGTTGCACTTTGGGCACATGACCAACTTCAGCCCGAAGGATTTAGCAAGCTATCAATCGGCCAGCTTCCCGGTCATCTTCATCGACGAGTGCGGATATTTCCCTGGCGAAGTGTGGACGTGGATGATCTCCCGTAATCGCGTCAATCCTAGTTGCAAGCAGGATTCGGCCGGCAACTGGCCGCGTCCGACGATGCTAGGTGCCTGCAACCCGATTGGAGCGCATTGGGGCTGGTATCAGAGCATGTTCCGCGAGAAGAAGCCGGAGGATTTGCCGGAGGGATCGCGCAAGGACGTGCATGGGCGCTGGTGGTCGCCGAAAGGTGAGGAATGGCGGCTTGAGTACGATCCGTTTGAGTGGGATTACGTGCATTCGACGATCATGGACAATCCGCACATGCTCGAGAAAGACCCTGACATCTTAGAGCGGTTGAATGGGCTGCCGCAGGGCCAGCGGGAGAAGCTGCTCGACGGCTACATGGATTCGATGGTTGGGCAGTATTTCGATTGCTTCGACCCGAGTTATGACGTGATCAACCTGCGCGACGATCCAGACGCGATTATCTGGCAGTATTGGCAGCCGCGCTGGTTGGGATGGGATTGGGGCCGCGCGCATTGGAATGCTGTGTTCTGGTTCACCAAGGCGCTGGTCAGGCGTGCCGGCGGCGAGTATCACATGAAGACGGTCTGCTATCGGGAGTATGTAGACCGTGGCCGCGATTACGTCGAGATGGCTGAGGTCGTGGCTAAGCTGACGCGCATGGGGCTGCCAGGTGGCCGCGACGAGGACAAGGCGAAGGGCTGCGATTACCGGGCGGCATACTTCAGCCATGAGAAGTTCGCCAAGCAGATGGAGGCGGAAGCGCCGGCGGCGAAGTTGAGCAAGTATTTAATGGACAAGGGGCTTTCTGGAGTAACGCGGGGCACAACAGACAGAATTGGACGCGCATCGCTGATGTATCACATGATCAAGCGGCGAGAGTTGGTGATACTCGATTCGTGCCCGGAAGCAATCAGGGCGATTCCTCAAATGACGCGGGACGAGGACAACCTCGAGGACGTGCTGAAGGTGGATACCAAGGCAGACGACTGCTATGACGGATTCAGCCTGGGCTTGTTCGGGGAGTTGGGCAAGCGTCCCAAGCCGCAGGAGGAGATTGACCGCGAAAAGCTGGAAGCGGCGGCAAAGATTGGCAGGCAGGAAGAAATGCTGGTCCGATTCCGGTTGACGCATGAGTCAGAATCGCAGCAACGGACAGCGGAAGAGCGCCGGCCTGATCATTGGGAGTGAGGACGGAATGACCGAATCGCAGCGATTAGCGCAACGCGGGCTTCGCATCTTGGCTGACCAAGGCTGGCCGGAGCATGAGGCGGTCGCGCTTATGAATACCTTCATGGAAGCGGGCGCTGCGCTGGTTACGGAGCGATTGCAAGCCGAGGCGGCACAAAAGGAATCGCTTATCCAGCGGGTCACCAGCGGGGTGATCCAGTGAGTCTGCGCCGCTGGCTTTCCGACGTCCTTACGGCATCGCGCTATTGCCAATCGCTTGAACAGCGCATCATCCAGGAACGCCAGGACATGACCGAACGGCTGGGCGAAAAGGATGCCAGAATCAAGGAGTTGCGCACAGAACTTGCGGGGCTGAAACTGGAATCTGATAGGATGCGTTTAGTTCTCATGCCTTTAGGGAGTCCGGCGGGGGCGATGTATGCGGAACGGTTCAACCGCGAGCAGCGACCGCAGACGCACACGCCTGAGTGGGATGGGCCGGAAGACTGGCAGAGCGAATTGCAGCGGATGATCAAGCAGGAGGAAGCAGCCGATGGCACACACAGCGAGCGACGGGAAGCAGTTCACGAACCGGCCACCGATGCGTCAGCATGAGCGGTCAATGATGGCCAAGAAGTCGCAGGCGGGTGGCGCTGGGGTCGAAGAGCGCGTTGACCCGCTGCAATCCCCTGGAGGCGAGGACGAACAGGGCGGCCAGGAAGACCCGCATGCAGTAATGCAGGAGCATGGCGCTGCCACGCATACCATGACCGAGCATCCGCCGGAGGGTCAGGAGGGCGGCCACATGGCGCACTCAATGCACCCTGATGGCCACGAGCATCATTCTGAGCACGGCGACGGTAAGAGCGCACATCAGCACGCCATGTGCCTTAGTGGGCATTGCGATTGCGGGGGGGCGGACTCGGGGTCGAACCGAGGCAGCGAAGCCGAGTTTGAGTAGTGTTCACATTGGGACAGCATCTCGCGGCGGTCGGTGAAAGTCTCACGGCAAGAGTCACTATATTGGAGATTCTGCGCTAACCATCAACCGGACTATGAGGGTAAAAACATGACTGAGAGAAATGCCGAAGGATGCCTGACAAGCACTGCGCAACTCGGCGAAGCCATTGCCACGCATGGACTGATTGACCACATTCGCAGCTTGGATGTGCGCGTGAAAGCAATCGAGGATAAGCTCTGGCCTCCGGTAGCGGACGGTTCAGGAACCGAGCGTTACGACGGTTCTGGCACAGGCCGCTATGCCGACAACTGGACGCAGGTGAGCGACGGAAGCGATTACCCCGGCTCTTACGGCGTCTGGGGACTGGAGCGCAAGCCGTTCGTGCCCCTCGCCGATGATGCGCCAGAGGCCGCAATTGAGCCTGTGCAGGAGAACACCGATGTACGGCACGACCAAGAAGGTTGATCTGGGCGAGAAGGGTAGCTTCGATGTGCATAAGGGCGCGCTTCACCGCGCGCTCGGTGTGCCCGAGGGCGAGAAGATTCCTGCTTCGGAGAAGGAGCCGCATCCGGGCGACTCGGAGCATTTGAAGCGGATGAAGGCGTCGGCGCGTGGGTTTGCCGCGATGGGAAAATAGATGGCCGATAATACCGTCGATGCTCCGATTGCCGAGGATGAAGAGCAGGCGGAACTGCCTGAGTTTGACCCCGCATTGATGCCGCTCGGCACATTTGCCGCTTTCGATGTTTCTGACGAGCCGATGTGGACCACCAAAGAAGGCCCACGCCAAATCAGCAGCGATTACAAGAATGCAATCAAGGCAATGGTGGATGCGGCAGGAGCCGCCGACCCTGTTGCGCGGCGCATTGAAGTTCAGGGCGCATGGATGCTGGAATTGCTGGATCGCGGCCTGCACAATATCAAACCCACAAGCAACAGCGGATGGGAAATAAGCGGCGCACCGGGGGTGGGGCGCTACCAGAGTTATGGAATCTACGGGGCCAATTGTGCCGGCAGTTGGCATTCGACCAACGTGATTGGCGAGAAGAATGACACGCTTGTGGCCTGCCTGACGCGCGAGGTCGCTGAGTCGAAGTTTGTTCCTGAAACTCCTGGCGATCCAGACGATGAGGTTTACGCCGACACCGCTGATTCAATGCGGCATTTCATTGCGGATGAGAACAAATATGGCAAGCGGCAGGGAGAAGTTGCACGATTCTACTGCACGGACGAACGTGCACTCAGTTATACACGTCCAGTGGCTGACGCCCAACGATGGGGATATGAAGACCAAACCCCCGACGTTGTACCAGAGACTGCGGATGGCCTTGACCCGGACGCTGGCGCGGGTTCGACATCGAAGCGTCCCAAGATCAGGGCAGTAACCACGATCTTCGGGAAACTCTCGCATAAATGCCCCATGATGGCGGCTGACCAGACTTCGATGCAGTACCAGATGCTTTGCTTCGAGAATGATGTGGCGTTGTCGAAGGCGAAGTACCCGTGGATTGAGGATCAGATTCAAGCGGGTGATCTGGGCATTGCTCAGTTGAAACTTGACCGGCTGGCGCGTCAGTCGATCCGGTTGGCTATGCAGGCATCATTCGGGACCGGCGATGGGCTGGCGCGGGACGTGACGGAGACTTATGTTTGGTTCCGGCCCGGTTTCTACATCGACGATTCATGCCCCAAGGAATGCCGTAGCTGGTTCTGGACTAACTTTCCCAAAGGGATGCTGGTTGTTTATGCGGCTGGGGCTTTGGCCTTCGTGCGCAACGAAAGCATGGACGAGACACTGAACATCTTTCATGCAAGGACCGGCAATGGCCAGAATCGCAGGGCGCTGACAGAGAGCTATTCTGGCCCACAGATGCGGCTAAATACGCTGGTTGATTTGCGGGACGAGTTTTGCAGAAAGACGATTCCGCGCACCGGACTGGATGCGGACGCCTGGAACGTGCCAGCCCTGAGAGCGTCGAGCGTGCGCGTGGGAGCGTTGGAGCCATTCAAGGCACCTGTCGGGCGGCCAGCCGCAGACACGGTTTTGCCGTTCCCTGTTGCAACCGGAACACCCGATATTGCCGCGTTTATCGATTGGCTGGCTGGTCCACTTGCTGAGCAGCTTACGCACGCGACACAGGGCATTGCAGGTTCGCAGGACGGATCTGACCCGGAGCAGACAGCGGAAGAGTCGCGGCTCAAGCAGAATAACGCGATGTCCAGCTTTGGCGAAAGCTGGAAGGACATCTGCGAGGGGTTTGCGACTATCGACACGCAGGCAGTTGCATGGATTGCTCGCGTTCTGCCAGACTCGGAGAAGTTTGACTCGAATTTCAGTGGCAAGGGGCGCATTCAGGCCGAGGTTGCCAAACTAAAAATGGGATCAGGAAAGGCCCGCGCCGCCGGAGATGCAAATTTCCCGCAGTCCTGGGCAGAGCGTGAGGCGGCATGGGATAAGGCGCTCACCACTGCCGAAGCCAATCCGCAGGGGATCGCGGCGTCTATCGTGAGCAATCCCATGACGATGGCAGGCATGAAGGAGTTTCTGCCGAAAGGCATGGAGATTCCTGAAGTCGATGCGGTTGAGAAGCAGCAGGCGGAGTTTGACATTCTGTTGCGCACTGCGCCGGTAGACAATCCGCAGTTCCTGCAAGCTCAGCAGATGGTGCAGAAGTTGACGCCCATCCTGCAAGCGGCCACACAGGAAGCGCAAATGATGGCTGCAACGGGCCAACAGATGCCGCCGGACAAGATGCAGATGCTACAGCAGGCCCAGCAAATGCTCCAGCAGGCGCAACAGGCGATGCAGACGCTGCCGCCCATGATTTCCTCTGTTCCGGTGCTGCCGACCGATCATGACGCGACGGAGGCCCTGGTGTGCGACAAGATGATCAACGGCGCGATTGGCCGGCGGTTCGCATTGAGCAAAGACTCGAAGGCGATTGCAGCGTTTCAGAATCTCAATCTGCATTTCCAGACGCACACGCAGAATGCGAAACAGAAGGCGTTGCAGAACCAGCAGCCCGTCCAGCCGAAGACGAGCATTACAGTGGACGCGAGCAAACTGGTGGGCGTCGAGCAGGATTCGGCATTGCAGAAGTTGGGGATTGCGGCGGATCCGGCGGGAGACGCACCACCGCAGAATATCCACGAGATGACGACCAAGGAAAAGGGTGTTGGGCCGAGCGGTTCGGAGATCGAGCGCACGGTTTCGGTGAGCGGAAAACCACTGAATTAAGGAGGGGTTATGGATAAATACGTTCCACTTGTGGTAAACGATGCCTCTGGGTTTGTAGATATGCAGAGGATCGAGGCAACAATAGCTTTCGTTGATCACGTCACGAACACTGTCTATTTATTCGGAGACACAATAAAACGTGGCCCAGATGTAGGGGTAGACTCGCAAGGGAAACCACTGAATTGAGGACGGAATGGAAACAGTAGAAGCTATCAACGCAACATTGAGGTGCATCCACGCAGAAAAAGTTTGGCCTGTACCGAACAGTTGGATTCAGTTCGTCGTGCGAGCTGGCGTCAAAGAACTTATGAAGAATTAGGACGGAGGACGGCATGGCCGATGAGGGTGCGGTAGGCGTTATCGAAGCGCCGGTTGTAGACGCAGGACAGGATAATTCCGCAGAGGAATCTACTCAGTCAATAACGACCAATGAAACGGGAACCAAGGAGGATATTACCCCGCAGGATGATAAGCTCGATGGCCGCGCCAAGCCGGACGCGCTCAAGAAGTTTGTCGCCGATCTGCGGCGGCAGGCGGATGCGGAGCCGAACCCAACGCGCAAGGCCGAAATTCTGGCACACGTCAAGTCTCTCAATGACAAGGTAGGCAAGGTCGGCGCTTACGAGGGCTTGTTTCCCACCGTGCGCGAAGTCAAAGAGGTCAAGGCTCTGCTCGATACGGTCGGCGCGAACCACAACGGCGACTGGCGGCAGGGCTTTCAGCAGATGCGGACGCATGTTGAGAATGCGCGCGCGATTGATGCTCAATTGTCGGCGGGCGATCCGGCTGTCGTCGAAAAGATATGGAATGAGGCACCGGAGGGCGTGCCGAAGCTGATTCCCGCGCTGGTGGACAAGTTCGCCACAGAGAAGCCTGCGGAGTACCAGAAGTTTGCGGCGGGATTTACCGCTAAAGCTCTCGACGACAGCAAGATCGATTTTAATGGAAGGGGATACTCTTTCCCCGTTCTTTTCGATCACATGGCATCGCTCTACGCGGCGGGAAACATTGAAGCTGCCGACGCGATTCGCTTCACGCTCAACGGGTGGGTAGTCCGCAACCGTCAGGCGACAACACAGGCCGTGAAGGTTGACCCCGAAGTGGAGAAGTTGCGCACCCAGTTGCAGGAGCGCGATCAGAAGGATACCGAAAAGGCCATCGACACGGCTTACAACGCTGTGGTAGCCCATGCGCCGGCTGCCATCGACAAGGCGCTCAAGCCCCTCGTTGCCAAGCTCGGACTCAGCACGGAGCAGTACAACAAGCTGCGCAGCCACGTCTGGGACGACATTCAGACCACGCGCAACCAGCATCCTACTTACAAGACCGTCGCTCCCTCAAAGCAGCAGCAGGGCTATGACAAGTTCACCGAATATGCGAACCAGTGGACGGACGACAATGCAGCGGAATCGGCGCGCAAAGTTGCCCATCTCTACTACGGCCATCAGCTCAAGAACGGGGTGAAGACCACTGTAGACGCGACCAAGCAGCCAACCGCGCAAACCGTTGTCACAGGTCAGATGCCCAAGGCCAGCGAGATCGATTACGGGCCAAAGGGACAGGCGTTTGCCAAGAAGCTCGGCTTCGCCAACATGCAGGACTATGTGCTGGGGCACAAGGTTCTGCTGAATGACGGGACCGTACGGATGTGGAAGTAGTGCTACAATTCCCAACAGACAATCCCAACAGAGCTGGTGGCTCTTAAAAAACATAGGACAGTCTGCCCAGAGGGTAGAGCGCAAGTCTCTTAAAACTATCACTTCCGGGGAATAGTGAACCACGCCGCAAGGCGACCTATTTCATCTGGAGGTGTCCTTTGGCGACACTGAACGAAGCAGCCGTAGAATCCATCGAACTGGAGAATGTAGGCAAGGAAATTCAAATCCTGTGGCCCACATTCAAAGGACTTTATAACCGATTCGAGAAGTCGGCGAAGAAAGTCAACATTGCCAACGTCACCCAGGCGGCTGGCACGACGCGCTCAGCATGGCGCGAAACAATGCTCATTCAGGGCGCATCCGGCATTCAGGTTGGCACCGGCGACGGTAACGGTATGGGTTCCGGCACCGGATCGCAGACCGCATCCTTTGCGATGGCTCCCATCTTCGCATTCAACGTTACCCAGTACACGCACTTGGCCGAGATTGCGACCAATGGCGGCGAGCGCGCGGTCGAGTCGCTGACAAAAACCGAGGTCAAGCGGTCGATCAAGCAGTTCTACAACGGCATCGAAGGCCTGTTCAACGGCGACGGTTCCGGCGCATTCGACCAGATTCCGTCAAGCGCCATCGTTTCGTCTAACTCTGGTTCCGGCAATTCCACCTCCTACATCCAGGGCGTTTCCACTGCTGCGGCCTTTGTCGATCAGCAGGTTGTGTCCATCTTCCCCTCGGAAGGCGGAACGACACGCGGAACCGCGACCATCAGCTTTGTGGATGTGGTGGGGCAAACCCTTTGGTTCTCGACCGTGCTGCCCTCAACCGGCGGCGCTACCGCAGTCGGCGATTACATCATGGTGCAGGGAAGTTCTGGCGCTGTGGGATCGTCTGTGCTGGGCATCCCCTACTGGAACACCAACGGCAACACCGGCAGCAAGGGCGGTTTGTCGCTGTCCACGTACCCGTCACGCCTCTCGACCCCGGTAATCAACCTAGGTGGCGCTCAGATCACTCCGAGCGTTGCACAGCGCGCCTTCGTGCTGCTTACCCGCGCACTGGGCGACGATGCCGAGGAGCTTGAAAAGGGCATTTGGTACGGGCGTCCTGAGCAGGTTGCGACCATTGCAACCCAGTGGTACAACACGCTCATTACGCAGAACAAGGAACCAGAGAGCGACAGCGTGTTTGATCGCGCGCGCGCTGGCGTTGCCAAGACGTTTGGCGAACGCAACTTCGAGTATTCCAACACCGCCAAACCGGGGCGTGTCGATCTGCTCTTCCCTGAGAACTGGGCACTTGGCCAGCTTGAGGAAGCGCACCTCTACGACTTTGGCGGCGGAAACACCGTGATGCCGGTAACGGACACCAGCGGTAACGCGGGGGCGACGTACAACTTCGCCAAGATGTTCGTCTATGTCTGGGCTGGTCAAGTCTGTAACCTAGCACCTCGGCATGGTTTGTTCGTGACAAACGCTGGAACTATCGCAATCTAATCAACTTGGGGCGATGTTTTCACGTGGAACATCGCCCCCTAACCCTTGAAAGGACGGTTCAAGATGGAAGTTCAAGACAAGCGCAGTATCGAGGGCGAAAAGCCGGAAGCGCCTGAGGTAGAAATCTTTGGCAAGGTTGCCGGATTCAGGCCCGCACAGAATCGCATCCTGATTCGCAGGCAGCAGCAGACGGATGATCTTGGGGCTGGATTGATCCGCGCCCAGGCTTATACCGAGGTATCGGCACGTGGCGAAGTGATTGCGGTGGGCGCACCTTACCCCGAGACATCACCCTTTTACGTTCAGCTTCCGCCAGTGGGCGCGGTTGCCACGTTCTCAAAGTATGCCGAGACGAAGGAGTTTGACGACCAGACGCGGCCTGACGAGTTTGCCATGCCCTACGCGCACGATATTCATGGGTGGCATAATGCAGGCCGTTGAACGCAGGCAATGCCCGCCAGAATTTCAAGCGCGGCTCACGCGCTCTGCGGGTCTGAATCGTTTTGGGGAGCCAAACTTCATCATTGCCTGGGGCCAGACGTTCACCTATCAAGCTGGCGGCGTGTGGCCGAAACCGCAGGGCGATGGTCATTTTGGTTACCGGCAACTGATGCTATCAAACTCCAGCCCATCGGGGCGCGGCATCCCGTGCTGGATGATTCTCGAATGGCACCCACCAGAGGATTACGAAACGGACGCGGTTTACTACTTTCGTAACCGCGACGATGTGACGGGCTTGCAGATTCTGGGCGAGTATCCCTACCGTGGCCGCTATGAGATTGCGTTCAAGCTGACTTCGACGGAGTTGCGCGACGGTCGGCTTCAAGTGACGCATTATCATCTCGATGGCATGATTCTCGACGTGCTGATTCCGGCCATTGTCGAAGGCCAGAAGATGACCATGAAGCAACGGTTGCAGCGGTTGCGGCAATACGAAGAGCAAAAAGAGAAAGACCTGGATCGCAATATAGACGCCTGCCTCAATGGCGCAAAGCGGCGTCTGCTTCCTTCGCAGATCGATGATCGCGTGCGGCTGATTCAGCAGCAGATGAGCACAATGCTCAAGACGTTCGGGCGCGTCCAGCCTGGATTTCAGATCAACAAAATGCACCAAGCGGCATGATGAGGAGGACGGATGGCAACCTGCACAGTAATCCCCGGACGTGGCGGCTTCAATTCAGGCGCAGTGCGCGATGGGCAGACATCGGCGCGCGGCACCGCTTTTTACCTTGACCCGGACGAAATGCGGCAGCCGCAGTACACGGTTTACCTGCACACGATTTCCAAGCGTGCGCATGAGCAGCCGAACCCGGTTTACGGCAATGTGATTATTCCGGCGTGTCCCAAAGAAAAGCGGTCAATTAACTTCATGAAGATCACGCATCCGGTGGCGCAATGGATGGTGAATCCCGACAATGTGAGCGGGCCGCTGGTTCCGAAGTATTGCAATGCGACGGGGCTGGCCCTGTCGATCTGCAATCCGTCGCACGTGGGCAATGATTTGGCGGCACAGGACAATGCACTGCCGGACTGGGCGCGCATTTCAAGCGGCGAGTGCGACCTTGGGCGGCAAGGTGTTTTTGCGTCGTTGAACGAGGTTCCGACCGAGGAGGAGTTGCGGAAGGCGGAAGCGCGGCGGCTGGCTTACTACAAGTTTCGCTTTGAAGAGGCCAACGGGTTGCTGCGCTCGAACCCGCGCCAGTTGCAGGAGATTCTGATTCTGGATCACCACATGGCGGCTGAGATGTTTGGCGTCGATGTGGAGTGGCATCGCGTGATGACGCCAAAGATAGAGTGTCCTCAGTGCGGCGAGAAGATCAAAGAGAGCCTTGCGTTCCACTACGTCAACGGCGTGAAGTGCGTTCTGGATTGGGAGCGGGCTTATCTGGCCGGCGCAGTGAAGAAAGACGAAGTGCCGGAGGGCCGCGAATGGTGGACAGTCGAAGATAAGCCAAAGCGCAAGACGGGCATCAGCGCAGCGGCACGGGATTTCAGCAAAGAGGTTTAACACAAGTTGTCAGGGGGAGGGAGTTCTCAAGCGCCCGTCCCGCAAGGTTCGCCTGAACCCTGACAAGCCACGAGGCCAGAATGCCAGTTGTTCCCGTTAGTGTGACGAGTTATCCGACAGTAGCCACAATCACGGGATTGGTGCGTTCCGATGTCAGGGACGATATGGCGGGCGCGACGAACACGATTGGCGAGGGCCAGATTCTCGTTGATAACCTGGCCACTTCGGTAACGATGGCCAATTTCTTTAACAGTGCCGTCCGCGAGCTGTCGCGCCAGTTGCGCCTTGTCTCCGCGCCGATGCTGATTGCCGACAACTACATCATCACGAACATTCCGCCGATCAATGGCCCGATGGGGTTTCAGGTGGCTGACCCCTCCGTGCAATGCTATGTGGGCTTCAATGGCTACTACGACGGCACGTTCTGGCACTCGACGTATGGACTGCCGCAGGGATTGTTTCAGGTGCTTCGCTGTTGGGAGCGCCAGACATCCTCGCAGAATACATTTCAAGACATGGGCGAACCATCGGACGGGCTTGCAGGCGTATACCAGACGAATGGCTGGGGATGCTGGGAATGGAGGCAGGACCAGGTGTGCCTACCTGGATCGCTGGACTACCGCGATCTACGCTTGCGCTACCTGATGATTCTGAATGCGATTTTCGTGGCCAATGCGCCACCGGCGACCACGTATCTTCCCATCATGGATTGCGAGGAATCGATTGCGCGCAAGATTGGCAGGATGTACGCCCGGCGGCAGGGCGGCGCACTTTACGAAATGGCGAAGGCTGAGGAAGCCGACGCCACACGCGACTTTATCAATGAGCAAGTGAAGCGGCAACAGGGCGCAAACTACCAGACGCTTGCTTACGGAAACGAGGAACCACCCGTACTTGGGTGGGGATGGTAGTTTAACCCCGCGAGGAGCGGATAACAGAAACACGGCGTCGAGGAGGCGCTGCCCAACATGGCAAACCAACTTTTAGTAGACGGATTTCCCGCTGGCTTCGACGCTACGCACACAACACTGACCATGAACGGGTCGATCATCCTGGCCGGTTCTGCGGTTGCAACAGGCGAGCCGATTAACTGGACCCTGTTGAATGAAGGAGTTGGATTCAACGAAATCAACTATCGCGGCGACGGCATGAATGGTCAGAGTGCTGCTTATACGACCGGCTTTGCTGTTTCAGCCGGAATCTGCACCGTGACCGCCGCAAACAATTTCCAGGTTGGATACCCGATTGTCTTTCTCGGCAATACCCAAACGCTTTCTGCCTTGTTCAACAACCAGCAGCCGGTTACCATCTTGACTGCGACCTCTTCATCGTTCACCTTTGCGACCACAAATACCGGCACCACGACCACAGGTGATGTGGGGATTGCGGTGCGGTATCAGCCGGTCGCCAATCCATGCCCCCCTCAGGGAGCAACGCTGACCGCAACTGTCACTGCTGTTTCCGCATCCGGCGGCGTGGTCACCGTGACGGCGGCGAACAACTTCCTGCCCGGAGCCGGAGTTTCTTTCTCGGGCTTCGCTTCGGGAACGCTGGGGCCAAAACTGATTGCGGCTGGGCAGTTGATCGTGGCGTCATCTACGACGAGCGCCTTTACCATCACTTCCGCTTTGACGGGCACGACCGGGACCGGAACAGCAACAGGCGTCAACCCACCGACCCCGTTTTCCGTCAAGTTCTGGTCTGATTTGGCGTCGGGATATGTCTATCAGTATTCCTCGACAACCGGCGTGCTTTATGTCATGCAGGGGGCCGCAAGCGCCAATCTGCCCTTGGCTGTACTGAGCGCGGGCGCTTATCCGTCTGGGGTACTCGCGGATGTGGTCAATTGGGAAGCGAAGTTCGTCCGTCAATAGGAGCCAGCTTTGCCGGGACAACCTGTAATCCTGGACACGTTCGGAGGCCTCGTAGCAACTGCGAGGCCCGAGGACATTCCAGAAGGAGCGTCGCCGCGTACATGGGACACGGATTTTGTCGTTGGCCGCTTTATCCAGCGTCCCGGCGAGCAGAGCGTGTTTACTTACGGCGGCTCTGTCTTTGGGCCTAACGGCGCTGCATCGGCTGTTGACACGGCTACCGGCGGCATCGCATGGGGCAACCCAACCAATGTGCTGTTGAACACCGGCGTCTATGCAACGGCAACGCTTGCAACCAGCGGAAGCGTCGTTTCATCGGCATCAACCGGCACGAACACGGGCGGCGGCGTAGCGTGGGCAAATCCAGCCAACATCGACAGCACTTCATCTTTTGCAACAGTTTCCCTTTCTGCGGGTGGCACTAACTACACGCCAAGCGCACAAACGGGCACGGTAACACTTAACGCCAATTCTTCAAATCAGACACCGCCAAGCACCTTTGATGCGCTAGGGGGATTTGCCTCTGTGGCGGCCACGGCAGCCACGCTCTATGTGTCGATCAACGGCAGTATCGCGGCGGCAATGGGAGGCGGCAATGTTGCGCTGAATTACTCCAAGAATGGCGGCGCGACGTGGATCAACGCGGGAGGGTGGGGAGCCTCGTTCTCTACAACTGTCCCAATTTCGATTTCTGGTATCACCAATTTAAGCAGCGTTCAGATTCAGATTGAGGCGAGCGGTGGATGCGGGCCGACTGGCTTTGTGACCATCAGCGCCAGCGTGACAAGTTGGTTTGGGACAGTTCCCGGCGGCGGCGGATTGACCGCGCAGACGCTGAGCGCGGCAGTTTCCGGACTGACTGTTCCATCAGGTGCAACGATTGTGGGCTTGGGCATCAGCTTTCAGGCCGATTACACGGGTGTCGCGCCTTCATTCATGGTAGGCCTGAATGTGGGCAACGTTGACCCGTCTTTTACGTTGACCACCTCGCCTGCGACATACACCTCGGGCGGCGCAATGACCCTCTGGGGATATGGCGCATGGACGCAGGCGACACTGGCGGCGCTCACGGTGAATTTCTTCGCGTCCTCAACCGGCACCACTTCGGTGAGCGTCAATTCGTTGGTGGTCACGGTCTATTACACGGCTACGGCGCTGACCACGGACGCGCTCGACATAAAGCAGTTCGGGTTCTCGATTCCGTCCAGCAGCACGATTCAGGGATTCGCCATCACGGCCCTTGGGTTCGCATCCACAACCGGGGCAACACTGACAGCCCAACTCTTCAAGGGTGGCGTGCTGGTGGGCACTACGGCGTCAGTGGCGATGGGTACAACCGTTGCACCGCTCATCCTCGGCAACGCCAATGACCTTTTTAGTGCTTCGTGGTTGTTCGGCGATGTGGATGCTTCAGGTTTTGGAGTGCGGCTGATAGCGTCCTCCGCAAGCGCGGGAACCATCAGCGTTGGCTATGTGACGATCACCGTCTATTGCCTGCCGTCGCAGGCCAATTTCAACGGTCTGATGGATGCAGCGATTGATGCCATTGGGCAGGTAACCATTGCGCTCGATGCCGATGGCGTCTCGTGGGAAGAGGATGTTGCCGACGCGCCTACGGTGCTTGCCGTGCAATCGCTTATCCCCCCCGTCACGCCGGGAAGCTATCTCAAAGGACTCGATGCTGACGGGGTGGCCTATATGGCCTATCCCAACGCGCAACTGACAACAGGCGCGAATCAGCCGATGCAGTATAACGGCCAATGGTGCGATCGCATCACGCAGGTAGGCCCTGGAGCACCCCCAACCTTCACCGCAAGCCAGCAGGCCGGGGTGCAGGCCGCTGTGACGGCTTACAGCTTCTCGGGCGGCATCTTAACGCTCACTGCGGTCAATACCTTCACCGCTGGCGAGCTTGTGGCTTTTATCGGCTTCACGGGTGGATTGGTGCCCCTCAATGGGCTGACCTTCTCAGTATTGGGAACGGGGTTATCAGGGACGCAGTTTGAGATTGCTACTTCGCTGGTCGCAGGAGCTGGTTCTGATGCTGGCTTTGCCACGCCGCAGTACAGTTATCCGATTGCGCCGTCGCCGACCGGCATCACGCAGCCGCCTGCATATTCAGACCCCGGCAATGCTGGGTATCTGTCCGTTATGCTCTGGTCCAATGGTCCCGGCTCAACCACACCAGGCAATGTAATCACGGTCTATTACCAGTCGAGTTTCAATTTCCCGACGCCGGACAACACGCTTGTCAACGCATTCACGGCTGGCAACCCTGTCTACGTCTACATCTCGAATGCGCCTTTCGGCAACGGCACATGGCTGGTGACGAGCATTGGCAACGCGCTACCACCGGGAGTGGACCACTGGCGCTATTACTTCACCATTCAGGTGCCATCCGACGCCTATCAGAACGCCATCGAGCCGAACGGCCAATACGAAATTTCACAGGCCACGGTTACGCTGCTTACTGCGGCTCCGGGCGTCGTTCCGGGCGATCAGGTATCGCTCTCAGGCGTGACCAATACCGCGTGGGACCAGACCTATACCATCGTCGCGGCGCTGACCTCCGGCACGTTCTCGATTTCGCAGAGCAGCCTGACGGCTGGGACGGCAACCTATTCATGGACTTTGGTGAGCGGTGTTGCGCCGTCGAAAGGGCAATTGGTGACCATCACTGGCACCTTGAATGCAAACGGACTTTTGAACGTCACCAACTCGCTGATTGTGACGGCATCCGGGGTGTCTTCGGGCACGTTCACGGTTGGCGGGTTGCCCCAGACGGTGAATTACCCAATAGCGGTTGAAACCGGGCAGGCGACGACAGCAGGAACGCAATTCATCATCGACCCTGGCGCGGCGCTGGTAAACACTACTACGCAATCGCCGATCCTTGGCAACTCCGGGGGCGGCGTGCTGAATGTGGTAGGGCAGGCATCCGGCGGCACGTTTCCCATCGGCGCGGGTACGAGGCAGGGAGTGGTCGGCTTCGTCACGCGCAATGGCGCTTCCACCCGGCCATCTCCGCCATCCACCTTCACGGTCGCGGTCGGATCAAACTACATCACTGCGTCGAACATCCCGCTTGGGCCGCCGAATGTGGTGGCGCGGTATATTTCGTTCACGGAAGCCGGGCAGAATGGCATTCCCGGGGCAAACTTCTACACCTACGATGTGCCGGTAACGTTCACCGTCGCGGGCGTCATCTTCACCGCATCGGCGCTCATTGTGCCTGACAACGTGACTACGACAATGAAATTTACGTTTTCAGATGCCGTGCTTCTTTCTAGCGATGAGATAGACGTGGAGGGAAGCAACTATTTCAACCTGATCGAGCTTGGCAATCCGGCATGGATGTTCCAATATGCGAATCGGATGCTCTACGGCCTCTGCCAGACCAAGGTGCAGAACTTCCTGAATCTCACTTTCGATGGCGGCTATCTGCCGACGAATAACTATGCGCTCCCGTCGCCCTTGGGATGGAATGAAGTCACAGCGCCAGGTGCGCAGCAGTACACCATTACCGCTTTCCAGATTACGGGCGGCATTGTCACATTTACCGCAACCAATTCGCTGATTCAGGGCGTCTTGGTTGCAGTGAGTGGCTTGACTGTGGGCACGTACCTCAATGGCTTGACCTACACCGTGCTGACTGCCAATGGAACGCAGTTCACAGCCTCCACTTCACATGCGAACGTGGGTTCAACAAGCGACTCAGGAACCGCGCAGGTTACTTCGAGTGCAAGCGGCCTCGTGGTTTCGCCCGCATTCGGTAATAGCTTCGTGATCAATAACAATTCATCGACAACACAACTGGGAAGCTGGGTGCTTTTCCAGTCGGCCTATCAAGACGCCTATTTTGTCGCCATCCTCCAGCCGAACACCGCTTACTCTGTGCGGGTGACGGCGCGCGCGTTGACGGCCAGCGCATCGAGCAGCATCCAGATTGGCCTGATCGAGTATTCAGGCGGCGATTTCGGAACTTCACATGGCGTTGCGGCGTTTGGCCTCACTACCGGCAACTTGGTTATCCAGACAGCACCGCTCACTACCGGAATCAGCGTCATTCCGACCACGCTTCAGATTGCGCTGGGCATTCAATCGCTATCGTCCGGCGGCAGCGTCGAGATTGACCGCATCGAGATATTTCCTACCAATCGACCAGTGGATACGACTACCATCTGGTGCAGCTATGCGGGCGAGGGCGCACCCAACTTTGAGGCGGTAGACGGCGTGACCGGCCAACTCGGTTGCGGCGATGATAACCCGCAGCCCACGCAGGGCGCTTATGAGATACTGACGCAATTGTTCATCGAAAAGACGCGCTCCTGTTGCGTGACGCAGGATTCGCCCAACTATGAGCCGTTTCGCTGGAAGGTGCCGCTGTCCTCCAATAGCGTTGGCGCAGTAGGGCCGAATGCGTTTGATGCGCAGGAGGAATTTGCGCTCAAGGCCAACCGCACGGGACTTTACTTCTTCGACGGCGGCAAACCGCAGCCGATCATGCGCGAGCTGCAATCGAGCGGCGTGAATGGGTCAATCTGGGAGTTGATCAACTGGGCGGCTGGGTCAACCCTCTGGCTGCGCAATGACACGCTCAAGCGGCGCTTTTATATCGGCGTTCCGATGATTACGCCGAACTTCTATCTGCCGAATGCGCCAGCATCGACGCCGACGCAGCCGAATGTCATTCTGATGTGCAACTACACCGGCTGCCCCACGGCGGAAGAATTGATGGAGTCGATGCCGGTCCACACGACCATGTTTGGCGACTTGAAGGCGGTCGATATGCGACGCAAGTGGTCAATCTGGCAGATCGTTTGCCCGGTTGCCGAATTTATCCAGCGCGGCGACGGTTTCACGCAGGAATTGCTTCTGTGCAATGGCATCGGGTCAAGCAAGATTTACAGTCTAGTCAACGGCGCGGCATCCGGTGGTCAGAATACCGATGATGGCGCGGCAATCAACTGGCTTTATACGACCTATGGTTTTGTGAAGGCGAAGCAGGGGCAAGTGCAGCCGGGGCTGGGCGCACTGCGCAAGATTGCCTACTACCTGACTGCAACGATGGAGGGTATAGGTCAGGTTGCCGGGAAACTCTACTCAAACTCACTTGGCGCAAAGTCGCAGAACACGTTCACTATTCCGCTTCCGTTTTTGCTGTCTTATCCGCAACAGAACGATCAGGAGCGGGTGCTCGAAATCGGAGGGCAATGCATCTTTGTGGAGTTTTCTGCAATTGGCATCGGAGGGTATGCCGAGATTGGCCCAGTGATTCTGGACATGGAAGCCGATAAGAACAGTCCGCATCGCGGGGTGTCCTCATGAGCAAATCCAAGGGCATCCTCACTGGTGGCCGCGTCCTGGCGAAGTGGTTGAACGACAACGCGCAGCAGGGGCGCTTGCTGCAATCCATCATCGACGGCGTGAATACGCTGGCCGATAATACGGCATCGAGCGCGGTGGGTAGACTTGCCCCGCCCACGCCCATCAATGGCGTTGCGATCAAGCAATCAGGGGAAATGCTGCATATTCAGATTTCGCATTCGGGAGCGGTTCAACAGGGGGTGCGTTATTTCAGCGAGATTTCAACGAGCGGCGGATCGCAGCCACTGGTTATCGACCACGGCACAAGCCGGACGAGCCACCCGATTTCGTTGCCCACATTGGACGACAATGGCAACACGCAGCAGTACACGCTTCACAGTTATAACCAGCTTCCCGGCTCAGATCCGACACCGCGCGTGGCTTATCCTGGCAACCCGTTTACGATGAGCGGGACCACGCGCATGACGCTCTTGCCATCGACGGGCAGCGGGACGGCAGCCAACACCGGCCAACAGGCAGGGTGGGGCTTGGGCAAAGTTCTCAGGAGAACGAAATGAGTATTTTGATACTATCAAGACGGCAGCGGACGGCTGGCGAGCGGGAGGCCGTCTGATGTTTGGATTAGGTGGACCAGGCTACAACCAAGCACTCAATGCGGGCAACCAAGCCAACTCCGTTGGCGCTGGTTATGGCGCTCAAGCGGCGGGTATCAGCGCCCAACTGCTCCCCTTCCTCACACGCGAATTGAACAATCCCCAAGGCTTCACGCAGCAGCAGACCGGCTCCATGCTGGGCGCTGCGGAAGGGGGCGCTGGTGGTTCGACGGCGGGACTCACGACAGAAGCGAATCTGGCCGGAGCACGCGACCGCAATTCCGGCGGATTTTCCGGGGCGCTCGATGAAGCCGCTCGGCAGAAGGACAAGGCGCTGGCTGGCACATCCGAAGGTATCGCGGGTGAGAATGCCGACCTGCAACAGAAGCAGCAGCAGGAAGCGGCCAGCGGTCTAAGCAACATGCAGGGCATGGACCAGAGTGCTCAACTGAAAGCGATGGGCTTGATTCCAGAGGACGTGAAAGCAGCGACCGAGGCGTTCGGGACCGGCGACTGGGCTTCCCAGTTGGCGGACCTGAGCAAAGGCATTGGTTCGGCCACTGGAATTGCTGGACAGATCGGCAAGTGGGCTTCCCAGTTGGCGCAACTGAGCAAAGGCACTGGTTCGGGCGGGGGGCTGTAATGGGAAACATGGCTACATATCCGCGCATGATGGGACTCTCGCCGGACGAGCTTCTGGCACCGTCTGCGAATGACCCTATGCAGATGGCCCCCGTTGACCCGGCGCACGCCATGACAGCACCGCTTGGCCCGACGCATGACGCGATGGCGTCGATGATGTCGGCAGCGACGGGCGCAGTGCAAGGCGCTGGCGGCGCGGAGGGTGAGAAGCCCACACAAATGGCAGCCAAGCCCAAGGGTAGCCCGCTACAGGATCAGGAAGACTACGCGCAATCGAAGTTGATGGAGGATTACCACAAGGATGCCGACCCGTGGGGATCACCGGACAACCATCCGGGCTTCCTGGGCAAGCTGGGGCATTTCGGAAGCGTGTTAGCAGCCCTTGCACTCCATGCGAATCACGAACTGACGCCGCGTGAAGCGGAAGAACAGCAACTCAGCAAGGTCATTCAGGGAATCGAGGCGGAAAACAGCAAGGAGGGGCTTGAGCGCGCGCAGACGCAGCACGAAAATGCTGCTACCGATGTATTGCAGAACCCGCCGGACAAATACTCGACGCTCGCTACAGATCAGGGAGAAATGCGATTCGATCCCAAGACCGGGGAAGTTTCTCCATTGCAATCTGGTGGGCAAACTCTACAGTCTCCGAGCAAAAAAGCCGCACCGATGCTGCATGAAACAGATCAAGGCTTGTTTCTTGTCGATCCAGATACTAAGCAGGTAACTCCGCTGACTTACAACGGGCAACCCCTCATGCCTAAGGGAAAAGATGTGAACACCAAAGAGGGTCTACAACAGCAACTCGTCAAAGCGGAGAACTCTGGCGATACGGCGACAGCCAACAAACTGAAACAGCAAATCAAGGACTTGGACCCGAACGCAGAACAACGCATCGTCATTCAGCAGCAGAACGCGGCCAACACGAATAACCGCCAAACGGACGCCGCCACAGAGCGCGAATTTACCTACTATCGCGGCAAGTGGGATAAGGATTTGACTCTCTACAACTCTCAAAACGAGAAATTACAGGAGGCCGAGAGTTTCATTGGCAATGGCGCTCTTGGTGACGCGCTAGGGTCAATCAAGGCGCTTTCCGGGTTGGCATCTGGCGCTGGTTCCGGTGTTCGCATCACTCAGGCCGAACTTAACTCGATTGCGCGCGCGCGTGGTTTGGGCGGCGACTTTCAAGCCGCGTTACAGAAGTTCGGCGACGGCAAAAACCTCACGCCTGGACAAGAGAAGCAACTTAGAACGATTCTTTCGGATGTTCAGGGTATTGCTGGACGCAAGGAGCGTGCTATCAACCAAGGCCTGGATGATATGAGCAACGCGAAGGACAAGGCGACGATTCGCAGGATTGATTCGCAATTGCGTCATGCGCTGATGGGAGGCCAGTGATGGCAGGGCAAGACCCAAAGCAGCCTGAAAATCCGTATGCAGCGATTATGTCGGAGCCGTTGCCGCATGAACAGGCTATGCAAACGGCTGCTGACGCCGGAACGCAGGAACCTGGCGTCATGTCGCAAATTGGCACCGGAATTGAGAACTTCGGTAAAGGCTTAGGTAAGAGCGCGATTGGGTTAATGTCAACCGGCGATGATTTCGCGCGCGCGCATTTGCCCGCGTTTTTCACCAATAAGAATTTGGGATTTGGGCCGCCGGCGGACGAGCAGCACATAAAGGATTTGGCGACGCCTCACACGCCGGGGCAATCGTTTGGCAAAGGCTTGGGCGATATGGCGCAATTCTTCATTCCGGGTGATGCAGAGGCCGCAGCAGCGGAAAAGTTACCCATGCTGGGGCGCTTTGCGAAGCCACTGATGAAAATGATTGGTGGCGAAACCGTCAATGAAGCGCAGGGCGGCCCCAAGGGCGCTGGGGCTGTTGGCGCTGGTATCGGTGAAGGCATCGGCGCATTGATGCGCAAAGGGGCTCCGTTTGCAGCACAAACGGCGATGCGGATTCCGAGTGTCGCGCGGGCATTTGGAAAAACGCCGGGAGAGGCGATTCTCAATGAGACAAAGGGGATTCTGCCCTCAACTGTGGGTAAGAGTGCGCAGGAGTCAACGAATCGCTTGACATCGCAGGTAGAGCAGGCTGCGGACAGGGCTAGTGTCCGGCCAGAGGGGGGCGCACCCATCCCTGCTACTGAACCGAATCCGATTGCATCGCTTCGTCCTGCTCGCGGCGTCCTCGGAGATGCAGGGAATCAGGCCGTCAGGGAAAACGCCGCCAGCCGTTATGCGCAAATTCAGCCGATGGTTGACACATTGAGTAGTCGTTTTAATACGGGAGAGCCGATTCCTGAGAATGTGACGCCGCGCCAATTGCTCGATCTCAAACGCGGATTTTCTGACGAGCATCTTGGGCGGTGGAATCCTGACTTGCACGCGAAGACGACAGCCACCGCACGCCAAGCCTATCACGCGCTCGATCAAGAGTTTGACCGCACTGTACCGGAAGGGGCAGAGACTAATCAGAAGATTTCCAGCCTTATTCCGGTAATTCACGCCGCAGACAAGGCCGAACGCGCACCATCCTTGTTTCAGCGCACGGCTGGGCGCATCGGAGCGCATACGGGAGCACTTACGATGGGCGGCATGGGCGCGCTGGGCGGCTATCACGCCGGAGGGTTACCGGGAGCTATAGCACTTGGTGCGGCGGGGCTGGTGGGACCGGAATTGATGGCCTCACCCGAAAGCCAGATGATTTTGGCTCGGACGATGGGCAACAAAGGCGTTCAGAATGCCGCTGCTCCATTAATGTCTGCGGCTACTTCCAAATTGATGAAGTCAATTAGGGAGGTGCAATGATCTTGGTTATTTTGTTTATGCTGCTGCTTTCGATCTTGCGCGTGGTGGGCGAGGTTGTGTTTGAGCGAGCGTTCCCAAAGCGGACGCTGCCTGTCGCGTTTTTTTTAATCGGAATCACGTTCTACGCACTTGTGAATCTTTAGGAGGCTTCAATGCCCGGATACGTCACACCAGTAGGTTTCAACACGCTTCCCGAAGTGGCAGTCTCAGGCAAGCCCGCGTACTTCTTCGGCTCACTTGCCACCGATACGCAGGACACGCTGGCGCAGGTTACCAATGTTGCGCTGACCAGCAATGTCGCCAGCGTCACAGCGACAATCCAGCAGGGTAGCATTCCCATCGTCGGCAACCTGATCAGCATTCAGGGAACCACGAACACATCCGGCCTGTTCAATGTGTCCAACGCCAAACTTACCGGCGTGACAGGCACCGCCAGCACGGGCATCTACGTGTTCACATTTGCGCTGACTCATGCCAATGTGGCCAGCGCGGCTGACAGCGGCAAGGCCATCGTGCTGATTCAGGAAGTGGCGGAAACAATGGCCGCCGGTCAATCCGTGGCTATCTACGTGCCATCGCAGGAGCCGCTGAATAACGGCCAGCGGTCCATCACCGTGGCGACCACGTTCCCGACGCTGCAAGCCTCTACGGGCGCGGCTACGGTCACGCTTTATACCTCAATCAACAATCAGACCAATGGCATCGCGCCGGGTACTGCTGGCTCAGAATGGACCTCGATGGGTGTGGTTGCAGTTGCCGCTGGCGGTGCGCAGACGGGTGGCCCGCTGAATACGCTGACGGCTCCGGCTGGCAGATTCTTCTGTGTCGTTGTTTCCGGCGTTACAGGGACAAACACGATTGTTTGCAAGATGATTTCGTAGGGAGACGAAGTGAAGCGCATATTGATCGCATTCCTGCTGCTGTTCCCCGTCGCTGCTGCGGCGCAGTCGTATTGCGGTCTGCGGCAGGATAACGTGACCAATGCACTCGGTCAGGCAATCCCCAACATCGCGGTTACTTATTATTCCCAGCCCAGCTTGGCTCCCGCCACAGTGTTCAGCAGCACAACGTGCGGCACGTCTACGGCCAATAACGTGACATGCAACGGCGCGACTTGCTCCAATCCGCAGACAACCAACGGACTTGGCGCTGCCTATGCGTACCTTGCACCGGGGCTTTACACGGTCACCTACTCCGGCGCGCAGATTCAGACGCAGACGTATGTGGACCAGAACATTCCCGCGTCAGGAAGCAGCAGCGCGGGGTCAATCATTCCATCGCCGCAATTTCAAGTGCCTTACTTTTCCAGCCCTGGCACTGCGAGCGCGTTGACGGGAAGCACGGGCGTAACGACGAACGGACTTGGCACGCTTACTGCTACGCAGTTGAATGCCGCCCAGTACGACATGAACTGCGGCGGCAGCATAGGCCTCGGACCGATGCTGAGCAACGGTTCTGGAGTCCTCGACATTAACAATCCTTGCGGCGTCGGAATGAGCTTCTTTCCTTCTGGCACGCTGGACCCCGGCGCTGGCGTGATGATGAGCACCAGTGACGACAATGGCGATCTTGGGCAACCGTTTTTGCAGGTGCATCACTTTAGCTACGCTTCTACACTCAAGAATCTGACAGGCATTCAACTTAAACCATCGTTCTCTAACAGCCTTTCCCTTCCTTCCCCTGTGGGCATCGACGCGGCTTTGACCAGTTCAGGCGCTTCGATCAACGCCATGACAGGAATTGGTGGTGGCCAGAACTACACATGCTCCGGCAGCACCGTAACAATTACCGGCGGCACTTTGGCTAGTGGCGCACCCCCGTCATGCACCGCTACTGCATCATCCAGCGCGATTTCATTGTCATGCTCCGGGGCGAACAGTTACACCGTCCCCCCGCTGGTGACAATCTCCGGATGCACAGGCGGCACATTTGCGAACCTGTCCGGCTATCCATCGCTGGCAACGGACCTGACCGAAACCAGCAGCCTGATTCTGGACCCGGCGGGGAACTTCAATTTCGGGCATGTGGCGCTCAAGAATTACACGGGACCGGCTAGCGCTGTCTTCAATATCGACTCCACCGGCAACGTGACAGATGCGCTCTGCACTTCGGGCCAGTTCATAAAAGGAGATGGCACGGGATGCGGCGCAGGTGGCAGCGGCGCACCCACCGGCTTACTCGGCAACCCGGTCACACTTGGAGCGGGACCGGCATTCAGCGTGCAGCCAAACATTTTCGACGCCACGCAATTTAGCGGCGCAAACACCATTGCAAAGATTCAGGCGTGCCTGGCGGCTGCGCTGGCGGCTGGCGGTGGATCGGCTGGAGGTGTCTGCGATGCGAGCGGTTTCAGCACTACGGCGGGCATCACAAGCTCAACCGGCTTCACGGTGGGCAATTCCGGGGGCACCTCGGAAGTATTAAATCTTCCTGCCGGTGGTTCATTTCAGGGAACGATGACCGGCGGCACCAACTCGATGCTGACGCAGTATCAGAACACGACGATCACCGGCCCCGCAGGAAGCGGAATCGCCAATAAGACTCAGATTGCGGTTGATGGCGGGACATCGGCAAACTATATCTATAACAGCGTAGGCGGCGCTTCCGGCGACTACTTCGCGGTCGATGGCCTTGCTGTTTACAACAATGGCGCAATCACAGCATCGGGCATCGGCGCACTCTACCAAGGCTCGGCCGATGGCACCACGTTCTTTCACATGCCGATTGAGGATCGCTTCGATACCTACGGCGCAAAGTTCGACGGAACTTGCTGCGGGACGACACACGCATTCTCGCAGTTCAATTCAGCTAACGTGGCTGGCCTTACCCCGGTGTGGATTAATGATGGCGTGAGCACTGTCGGCAAGACGCAGGGACTCAATTTCATCTCCGATACCTTCGTGCATCCGGGCGCGGGACTGCCAGTCGTCAAAGTCACGGATACAACCGGGCAGCCGTTGCTGGACACACATTTCTTCGGCTCCTACATCGAAACAAATTCAACCGATACAACCTCCGCGCTGATTACTAATTCGGGCGCAAAGGCTCTCGGATTCTTCGGTACAACCATCCACTGCAACGACGCTTCCCGCGCTCCGTTTCTGACCTCGGACAATAGCTACAACACGCAGATCACGGTGTTTGACCTGGAGTATGGGACTGGCGGCGTAGGGTGCGGCACTTCGGGATTCTCTGCCATCGTCAACAACTTCACTGGCCACACCGTCGTAACGGACTCGAATAATGCGGTGGCCATGTACTTGAGCGGCAGGGCATGGATGGAGGACGCAACCATCTGGTCACTGCGCGACCCGACGCAGGCTGCCAGCAGCGGTCAGAATTGCTTGCAGATCGACACGATGGGCTTCATCACGAACACCGGCTCGGCCTGCAGCTCTGGCGGCGGCGGGAGTGTATCCGGCGGAACAGCGGGCTACGCGGCCATTTTCGGCTCAGCGACCACGATTACCAGCGGCGTGCCTTTGGCGAATGCGGTAAGCGCGAACCAATATCCCTGCTCGACGGGTGCCGGGACTGGCGTGTGGAATCCCTGCTCGTTTCCAACATCAGCGTTGGTCATAGGAACAAACAGCAGCGCGGTCCCGGTTGCGGCGACAAGCGCGAATGTCGCTGGCGTCCTCTGGACCTACGCCAACAACACATCGGCAACGGGCGGCACAGGCACAGGCACCGTGACATGCTTGACTGCGACTTGCACGAACCTCAGCGGATCGTACTCAGTGGTTGGCGGGACGTTCACCACGGGCACGCTGTTGACGCTGGTTTGGCCGACCACCACCACGGCGTACAAGTGCTCCGTATCGCAGAACGGCGGTGCGGCTTTCTATGGTCTGGGGCACGGTGTGGCCACGGCAACAGGCATGACGATCACCAACACAGTAACCGTCACTGGCGTCACCGTCAGCTTTGATTACACTTGTTCGGAGTATTGATGCGCAAACGGTTTATCCCATTTCTGCTTCTACTCGCACCGCTGGCTCAAGCCCAGAACGGAGGCATCTTCGCTGCGCCTCCGCCGATTGCCAGTTTGACCCTGTCGAACACGCCTGCGAACGCTGTGCAGCCGTTCTATCCGGGCCTGTCGATTCCCTCGTCTGACTTCCGCTACATGCCTAGGCACACCAACTGCGGCGGCGGGTCGAATCAGCAACCTTGTACTGCGGCTCCGGCGGGACTCTCGACCGAGGTTCCCGTCCAGCTTTACAAGAACTGGACCAACCTTTACAGCCGCCCGCTGTTCATTCGTTTCGAGTCCGACGAAATGAATCCGTGGGACTGGTCCTGCAATTTCGTTCCCGTGGGCACGCCGATTCGCGGAACACCTACAGTTCCCGGCCTGACATGGAGTACGAGCGGCGGCACAACTACGGTCTACACCACGGCAGCGGCTCCCGGCGGCACGTTTTATGTTTGGGGTGGGTTGGCTTCCGATGGCTTTATGAATCCGTCCACGCCGACTGCCGCTACAACGCCTTACACTGTTTCCTCGTCAGTTGCGGGCGTGAGCTTCAGTTTCGTGACTGGCGCGGCGGCGGGAAGCGGCTCAGACGTGTTCTGGTGGACTCTGGCCTCGCAATGGTATCCAACGCAGTTGACTGCGCCAACCTGTGCATCCGGCGCTGGTCAGCCACCGGCAACCGCATGGGTGGATGGCGCGACGGGCATGATTAAAGCCAACCCGCTCATCATGGCCACGGTAGGCGCTGATCTGCAATCCGCCTACACCGCGAACGGTCACTACATCGGGAACATGACCGGCAGTGGCACCTTTACCGGCGTGGTCCCGCATCCGGCGGTGTCCTATCCCACGGTTGAACTGCCCATGTGGAACACGCTGATTGCTTCGCTGGGCATCGGCGGCCAGATTCTCGGCACGGAGATCGGCAACGAGCCGGACAATTACACGTCGCAGTGCATCACAAATCAGTGGTGCTCACGGGCATCGTTCTATGGCGCTTACTCTTCATCGCTGAATGTGGCGATCATCAATCCATTGTTTCCCGGCTCTGGCCAGACGCCAACCAGCGGAACGACGGTTTATAACATCACTGACACCGGCCCAAACGCAGGCGGAGGAACACGGGCCAAGATTGCACTGACGGTCACCAACGGCGTTTGCACGGCAGTTTCGATTACGACAGCAGGAAGTCTTTATTTCAACCAGACGCTGCCCTTTTTCGACATTCCCGGCAACATTCCGACGATCGGCACCAACTGCCAATTGATGCTGCAATCGGAAAGCTGGATGAACGACTTTCAGGACATTGTGGCTGACCTGAACGCGAACAGGATCACGCCTCCGGGCGGCGGCTATATGAATCCGTCTGAAGCGACGAGTTCTTACGCGCCACAGTTCTATGGCTCAGCCACGAATGGCTCGACAACCAACGACGGCTACGGACCTGGCGGCGGCGCACCACCCTCGATTCCCAACGAGCTGGTGAATATGTTCCCAGCCGGAGGATTGGACGGCATCACGACCTACTCGCAGCACGCCTATCCGCTGGGCACTCAGGTATTCTGCCCCGCCTACCCGATTTCGAGCATGACTCGCGTTGGCAACACGTTCCCGCTGACCTCGACGACCACGGTGACGACATCCGCGCCGACCAACTTTGCGACCACGATCAATTTGGGCGGATTGACTTATAGTTCCTCGAGCGGCCTTGTTACGGCCTCGATTGCCGACTCGGACACCATAGCGGGTGGCCACACCTGGGCAAACAACGTCGTGACCATGAACGTCGGATCAACACCGAATGTGCAGGTGGGCGAACAGATTCAGACGAACGGCTGGACAACAGACACGGGACTCAATGGGCAGCCCCTGATCGTGCAGTCTGTCGGCGCGACTTCGTATACGGCAAGCTGGCCTCTCTACACCAACTCGCTTGCAGACCCCGGCACGGGCTACGATCAGCCCTACATTTACTCTGGTGCCACAATCAACGTTACCGGCGTGGCTGACTCGACTTACAACCTGAGCGGCGTGACAATCGCCAGTATCAATCCCAAGACGCGCACCGCGGTCAACGGCGTGACCGGAGCGACGTTCACTTACACCACAGGCTCCGCGACACTGGGCGCGTCCTCGACAGGCGGCTCGTTCATCATGACCGGGGAGCAAGCCATCCTGGTGACAGGCACGCCCATCGGCGTCAACGGGACGGATATGCAGTTGCTCTCCACCTTCGGATGCCAGAACTTGAGTTCCAACGCTTACGTCTATCCGCCCTATGTCTACCCACCCTTTGGAAGTGCTACCACGAGTGCCTATCCGGTCTGCGGAAGCCATCAGAACGGATACCTCTCTCCGAACTTCCTGCAATTCGGAGCGCCAACCGCGATCACATGCTCGACGCCGACCACATGCACCTTCCAGCAGACGGGCGCTGCGGATTCCGTCGCCAGCGGGACGCTTGAACTTGTGACCGGCACAACGTCGAACACCAATGGCGCTCTTGGCGTGGTCAAGGCCCCGAACTGCAATGCGCAGGATGTGCTGACGATTCCCTCGACGCAGACCAAAGGCGTGGCGCTCAATGCGCCGAAGCAGATTGAGCTTGACGGCCTGAGCATTGGCACCTATACGGGCGGCGGTGGCGCGACACCCTACAGCAACACCGCCCGCCTGCAATACCGCATTGGCGAGTGGAACTGCTGCTCTCCGGCCACGCATGGGATTTCTGACTCGATTCAGGCCGCGCTCTATGAAACGCTGTTCGATCTGGACGGCGCTACATGGAACGGCATCAACGGGACGCTGGGATCAACTGGCCTTGTCTCCCCGGCCTCGTCCTTCCCGCTTTCCGGCTTCGACGGCACCAACATGCACACCGGCGAATCAACCGTCTACGCACAATGCACCTACAATTTCACGCCGATCACTGTGGGCGGAGCAAACGTGATTCAGCTATTCGATTCGACCAGCATGACCGGGCCTGCCTGCCAGGGACCGTATTACGGTCACTACATGGAGTTCCTGTTCATGGGCGCACAGGGCACGACCGGAAACCCAACCTCATGGCTTCCGCTGACCGGAACCACGGTCAATCAGAACCTCTCCGCATGGGCGATTCAAAACAGTTCTCTGAGCGATAGCCACAAGCACGTCATGCTCATCAACGCGAGCGAGGCTGAGGGCGGTAATGTCAAGCTGACAACCACCGGGCTGACCACAGGAACCGCCACCACACTGCAAGCCACCAACTCGAATTTCCAGATTGCGCCGACGCTGACCACGATCAGCGGGACAACCGCGACCTTCACTGTACCCTGCATCGCACAGCCCTCAACCACGCCCAGCGCGTTCAACATCAACTTCAACATGCCCTTTCAACTGAGCGGATACAGCGCCGCCGGCATCGCAGATGGCACTTGGGTAACGGTGGCCACGCATACCACGGCGACGACAGGCTGCATCAGCGAGCCATTTACGGCCACGGTGGCGAGCGGGACGCCCGGAAGCTACTCGATCCAGGGGGTTGCCACCGAGGGATGCGGGCCACTGCTTGCGACCAACCCCTATTTCTGCACCTGGGGCAAGAGCATTTCCGGGCTGACGATGGACGGAAGTTACTCAGGCGCTATGATGGGCACATACACGCCCACGCCGCTGACTGCGGTATCGAACGTGTTCACGGTGTATGTGCCACCGCTGAGCGAAGTTATGCTGGATATTCATTGAGAGGGATTATGAAACGAATCGCGTTGCTGACACTTCTATTCGCCTGCTCATCGCTGCTTGTTTTGGGACAGCAGACAATCCCTACGCCGAAATTTGCCGCGATGTTTACCAGCAGCAACGGAACCGGGAACCCTGGCACATGGACGCCGTTGGCAGGCAGTGGCGGCTCGACAATTCCCTATACACCGCCCCTATCAGTGGCCATGATGTATTCGACAGATGGGACTGGCAACCCCGGCACATGGGCATTTTGCACGGCTACGACTTGCGGGGGCGGGGGCGGTTCCGGCGTAACCAGTGTATCCGGCACAGCTAACCAGATCGACGTGGCGAACGGCACCACAACGCCGATAATCTCGTTTGATGCTGCGGCGCTGGCAAGCCTCGGGGGTGCCCCGCTGGCGTCTCCTACCTTTACCGGCACGGTAACCATCCCTGGCGGCGCTTCCATTTCTGGATACCTGACCAGCGCCACGGCTGCTTCCACCTATGCACCACTTGCGTCTCCTACCTTTACGGGAACAGTGACGATTCCGACCGGCGCAGCGTTGGCGACTCCCGCTTCGGGCGTGATTACCAACCTGACCGGCACTTGCACAGCCTGCACCGCGAATGCGGCGACTACTGCGGGCAATCTGAGCGGCACACCCGCGCTGCCCAGCGGCACAACGGCAACGACGCAGGCAAGCACCGATAACACCACCAAGCTCGCAACCGACGCCTTTGTGCAGACGCTCGCAACCGTAAGCACATGGAACAATTCGCAGGTTGGCGCGGTGACCACAGCAGAAGGCACAGCGCCGACGACGAATCAGATCAGGGTTGCCTCCGTCTACGTTCCGCAGCCGTTCACCGTGTCCAATCTTGCCTGGTCGGTGACCACTGCGGATAATTCAACCAACACCTATGACTTTGGCCTGTACGGTCCAGGGTGCCAGGCGGGCGCGACGAGCATTCCATTGGTTGCGCACCTCGGCTCGACGCTGGGCAGCACATTCGCGGGAACCACCGGGCGCAATCACGGAGCGATTACAGGCGGTCCGGTCACTGGTGCAGCGGGCTACTACTGCCTTGCATGGACTTCCGGCGGCGCGACTCCGGCTGCGGTTCTCGGTGGCGCAACAGCATCGAATTATGCGCCCTTTGCCGTAGCAACAGCAGTCTCGCAGACCAGCACAGGCGGCGCTCTACCTTCGACAATCACTGCGCCCGCTACGGCGCTTACGGTCAACAGCCCGATTGTTTTTGTGCAGGTGTACTGATGAAACTACTCGCCCCTCTCGCCCTCTTCGCCTTCGCCGCAGTAGTCCACGCACAGGCCTCTACCACCGTGCTGCTGCCCTCGGTTTCCTACAGCGTACTGCTGAGCTGGACGCAGCCTGCGGTCTGCACCGCTGCGGCCCCATGCACCTATCAGCCCTATCGCATCACCGGCGCGTGTCCGGCGCAGCCCATGCTCGCGCAGTGGGTGCAAACGACGACCAGCGCGGTGAATGCGTCCAGCGTGAGCGATACGACCGTGGCGTCAGGGCAGGCCTATTGCTACGTGGTGCTGACCAATCAGCAAGGCGCGTATTCGCCGCCATCGAACAGCGTGGCAGTCACCATTCCATCCGTGCCCCCGCAGCCGACCGGAATCACAGCTGTGCATGTGCCGTAAAGCAGGACTGATCCGGCAGTAATGGCCGGAACGCGAAAGCGTGTCAGACGCATCAAAAGGGGAACATGGTAGAAATGACTGAAAAGGCGCTGGCGTGGTTCCGCGAACTCCCCGCATGGATACCGATCTGCGGCTCTCTGATCTTCTGCGCCCTGTGGATAGGGCAGCACTACCAAAGCATCACCGACCGGCTGGATACTCTGGAGCACCAGATGAAGGATGTGCAGGAATATCTGCGCAATGACCACAAAAAAGGTATGTCGGAGTTTCCCGATTCGGAGTTACAATTGCCCCCAGCGCCCCAGGATGCGAAGATTCCACCAATGAGGTAAGTATGAAATTAGCCCTGTTAGCCGCTTTCTTGGCGCTGCCAATGGCAATGCCCGCACAGTCCGCTAAAGTTGTTGCCTTGTCAGACGCCGATGCAAAGCTGGCTAAATCCCTGTACGAGCAGAAAGCGGCCGTAGAAGCCAAGATCGACGCATTGAACAAGCGAATTCACGAGCAGTCTAAATGGACTATGGATTTCGAGTACAGCGAGGATTTCCGCTTCATCGTTCCCAAAGACGCTCCGACCTTCAGGCCCAACTATGCCGGAATCCTGGACTGTACTACACTTACCATCAAACCGACGCTTACAACAGCACCGGGGACTTTCCAATGAGGTAAGCCATGAGCGAAGACGCGCAGGATCCCAGCCCGGTCGATCCTAACCCGAAATCGCCGACCGGCAACCCATTTCCACCCAAGCCGGAGCCGACGGCCGCCGAGACGGATGGATTCGATGAGCAGCCCGAAGAAGAAGCGTCCTAAGAAGCCAGACAAGCACGGCGAGCTGGTCACATTGGGCGACGGCAAGAAGTTGAGTTGGGCCAAATACCGGGAGATGCTGAAGGATATGCCGGAGCCGACGATCGAGCAGATCAATGCGTTTAAGGATGGCCCGATCGGCGATCCGGGGAGGAAGCGAAAGTGATCCACCAATCCATAGACCGGGCAGAGGGTAGACTGGACGAACAGAGCGATATTCGGGACCGAGACGAAAAGAAGGAGCATGACGCGAAATGAACCCAATCATTCAACACATTGTAACCAACTGGAAGTCGAGCCTGCAAAGCATTCTCAGCGTCGTCATTGCGCTGGGGGTCTACTTCTCCGCGATTCCATCCGGCATCATCGATCAGCACACGGTCGTCATCCTCACTGTTATCACGGGGGCTGCCAAAGTGCTGCTGGGCCTGATTCAGTCCGATGCGAAACCCGCCGTGACCTCATCCGTCACGGTCCAGACCACCACACCCATGACCCAGGAGAAGCCATGATTACCCGCCGCCAGTTTTCCGCCCGCACCGCCGCACTCGCCATGCTGACCATCGCGCCGTCGTTCCTGCTGACCGCTTGCGGCGCACAGAGCTACATCTCCATCATCATCAGCGCCGTCTCCAGCATCCTCGGATTCATCGGTGGACCGCTTGCAGGCCAGATTGCCGAAGCCCTGGCCGCCGTACAGACCGCCGTAGCCAACTGGAAGACCGGAACCATCACCCAACAGGTAACGGAGGCGCTACAGGCGCTACAGGCGGTTCTGGACACCGTGCCGCTGGGTAAGGCGGTGGACACGCTGATCGGCATTGCGATTGCGGCGATTGAGGCCATCCTGGGCGCGTCTGGCGGGACCGTGGTTGCGGCTCGCGTTCAGGTGGTCAAGGCGCATCCAGCACCGGCCACGGCACCCAAGACGCACAAGCAGTTTGCGCACTCCTGGAACGCTGCTGTCGAGGCCGCCGCGCTGCCGGCCAGCATCAAAGTATCCGAACCGCTGATCTAATCGGCCTCTTCGCGGGTCATTGGGGCCGCTCTCGTTTGAGGGCGGCTTACTTTTGGAGGCATGATGGCTTGGACCTATCAGCAATCGACCGGCTACCTCACGGACGCCAGCGGAGAAGTCGTAGGGCAAGGCTACAGCGGCAATGGCGCGGATATGAACTCGCCGACTGCTGAGGGTGTAATCGGACATGGCCCCATCCCCCAAGGGGCCTGGACCATCGGCCCATTCGAGACGTATCCGCATCTCGGCCCGTTTGCTGCGCCGCTGACACCGGGCCCGGGCAATGACATGGACGGAAGGCAGGGCGGCTTCTTCATCCACGGCGATAATGCGGAGATGAATCACACGGCGTCGGATGGGTGCGTTATTTTGGCGCATGATCTGCGCACAGAGATTGCCAACAGCGGAGACGTTGACCTTATCGTGATCGCGTAAGGTAGTGGTGCAGTTTGAAATCCACAGGGCTGGCGCATCCGGCTGACCCGGCGTAGGCTTTGGTTATGACACGAACCAACAAGGTGTGCCCCGAGTGCGGTCACGAGTTTCAAGGGAGCGGCTGGGATGGAATAGATGCTCACTGGCGCTCAAAACACGCTCGCGTGATGTCATACGAAGACGCATGGCCGCTGATTGCCGCTGGCGTATACAGACGCGATAAGAATCCCCGCGAGGACGTAAATCAGGCCGCCGCGAGGATCATCAGGGAAGCTACTGAGCGCGATTAACTTGCCTCACCTGTACGTGCTTTGAGAGAGCGCTTGAGAGCCTTTATCGTGATCTCCACGTAGTCAGCTAACGCATCGATATCTTCTTCGGTCTTCGCTTCCCCAAACAAGTCCATCTTCGCGTTGAAATCGCCAGATAGAGCCCAAGAATACGAACGCATTTGAGACGGCGGGGGAGCTTTGAAGACCGACGCATTTGTTGCTGGAGGTCTTGCGGGTGGGGGCGTCGGCGTTTGGGGCGTCGGCACTACGATTGAATGACGCGCATCCAGTCCGACAGATCGCGGGTGCGTGCCGTTCTCGTCAGGCTGTAAGTCAGGATGATTGATAACCACTTCACCCGCGCCATTAGTGCCAACCTCCAAGATATCGCCCATACTCATCTCCTCCGATCCGCCCGCCCATGGGGCGGGGCTACATAAACATTGAATCGTCGTCCCAATCACGTAATTGGGTGCAGCGTTCACACTCTTCTACAACCCCGTAACGGCACTCATCGCACGTCTCCATCTCGTCCATATCGTCCCGACGACTGCTCCCCAGATAGTGTCTGCCGCCGGACGAAAAGAACACGTTCCCAGTGCCTTTACATTCAGCGCAAGGAACGCACTCGCAGGGCTTTGCTTCCAAGTCCTTCACCCATTGCGGCGTCTCCATACCCCTCTCCCTCCGTTGCGTGATGCCCATCCGTGCGCTGCGATGGGCGGTTAGTTGCCGTCGTATTCATCCAGCGAAGGATCGTCGTCCTCGCCGCACTTGTGGTCGCAGTCGTCTGGCGCTTCCTGATCGTGGTCTTCCATGTCGCAATAGCAGGCCTGACCGCAATCTGGGCATTCGTGACTCATGTTATTCCTGCCTCTGGATCACGCCCTCCCCGCACCACGGGCATACGTAGTTGGCTCGGTATCTGGCCAGAGTAACGGACCCGCCGCAAATGTTGCATTCATAGCGGTGGTACTGCGGATGCTCGGATTCATATTCGCGGTTAAACATCGCGTCTGGGTCCATTCCGCAAGCTCTCGCATGACTGCGCATACTCATCGTTCCCCTCCCTCTCGCACCGTGTTTCCGCGCCCTGCCCGGTGCCGTCAGAGCGCGGGGGTGTAGTCAGTCGTTCATCCGGTCTAGTTGGCGGAATGCTGGCTCTTCCCTGAAATCGGGGGCAGGTGCGCGCATCCTTGGGAGGCGTACCGCCAACCTCACTGTTGGCCGCACCCAGACGGTGGGCGGCTGTGGTGCGTTGTGTGGTGCGTATCCAGCCAGTGCGTACCCCATAGCAGCGTGAGAATCAACAGCAGCATCAGGGCGAGTTTACGGGCGGTCATGGGCGTTCCTTTCGGGCGGCTATAGATAGCAACGCCAATGTAATCCCGGCCATTCCAGCAGCTTCGGTGAACTGTTGCTTGTCGATTTCGCGGCGACCGGGGCCATATACAACCTTGCCGCCGCACTTCTTGCAGCGGTAGTAGTCTCTGAGTGCCATCATTTGCTCTCCTTCTGCTGCGCGTCGAGGGCAGCGATGATTTCGCTTGTCAAGGTGCGCTGATATTTCGTCAACTCTATTCCGCTTTCGCCGGCGTATCCTACAGTTCGCCTCCGTAGGATGCCTAAGACTGCTTCCACCCGCGCATCTGGCACCGGAGCGGCGAGGATGCGATTACGGCGAAGTTCTAAGCACACGTTGACGGGGCATTGGTATCGCATGAAAAACGGTTCTTCTGTGCATTCTTTAATCGTCACCGGCCCCAGGAACTCCTCAGCGTGTGCTGCGCGGGCTACGGCGTCACGCTCCCGTAACCATTTCGCCAGTCTGTGCGGCAGATCGCCCGATGCCCAACCCCGAGCTTCCAATTCAGCGACATCATCTCTGGAAATCATCATGTGGCAGGCACCAACAGACTCTCGAAGAAAGTCGGCGTTCTCTTTCAGGGATTTGAGTTGATGCTCTAATTGAGCAACATACTCACCCACGTTATGATTCTCGGCGGCAATCGCGGTCACGCTCAATGTACGCCAATCTGAGGGCGCTACTTGATGCTCAACCGTGCCCTCCGTGTGCGTACCCTCGCCACGGGCAAGCGACTGGCCATTCTGACACGCCCAGCAATGCGCCATCTCCTGCGCTACCGGCTCGGCCACCGCTGGCTCTGCAGCGCGATGCGCGTACTGCACGTGAGGGGCTGCTGCGCGGATTTCAACGAGCCACAGATTCTTTTCGTATTGCGACGCGGTGGCCCATTCCACGCCGCCTTGCACCTCATACGCCGCCTTTGCCCCGGCCTCGACCATCGCATCCGTCAACTCGCCAGGGGGATGCGCGTCACGCCATGCGAGCACGTGTGCTACGACGGCCTTGATGCCGTCTCCGGTATTGAATGGGGCGCTCCAAAGCAATTTGTATGCTTCGTGCTCCAACTCACTGCGCTCGTCGTTCATTCGCTGCCTCCGGTTGTGGTGTAGGTAGGAACTTTTCAAATCTCAACAGCGCGGCTCTCAGGAATGGCAACGCGCCCTCTTGCTGTTTAGCGGCAATTTCGAGACTAGGAATGCCGGTATCAACGGATCGTTGAACTTCCTCTCTTGTGGCCTTGCGCCCCTCAAAATACCACTCCACGGACTCTGGCTCGCCCATCTGGATTAGCGGCCTACCTTTGCCGTCATTGAAGATTTCGTACTCGCGGGTGACCCAGAGCATTGTGACTCCAGGGTTGCGGAGAATCGCCATCCCCGGTGCATTTTCCGCGTGTGAAGTCTTGTTGAACTGCTCATCCTCGCGGCGAACCATGCGAGGGTTGCTCAGGAACGGGCAATTCTTCGCGCTCCAGCGGCCGCAGTCAAGATGACAGGGTGGCTCTGAAGACGTGCGGTTGACTCCGCCCATCGGACCTGCCACGAAACACTTCTGGACGCCCAGCCGCCCACCGCATACCCAGCACAGATTCTCTCGAACCGCGCGAATATACTTGCGCTGGTCCATCGCTCGGAACTCTGGCTTTCCGTCGATATAATCCACAAACCAAGGGATCACATAGCCGCGCTCATCGACCGGCAGACCGGACATGTGCTTCGGCAAAGTCTTCATCATCGCTAAATGTGGACATGCTCCCATCCCCTACCTCCTCCCGCCCGCACTGCGCAAGCGTTACTCTGGTTACTCGCCCAACGCCTCTAATCCCTGAGCCACGCTCTTGACGATCAAGTATTCGTGCCCGAATGCCTCTACCAGCGACTTGAAGGCACCCTGGGCGGCCTTCTGCGGCTTCAGGGTTTTCCCGGCAGGGTCTTTGCATTCCAGCCACAGCACACGCCCCGTGCGCGTGAAGCAGAGGATGTCAGCGGTGCCGGCATTGTGCATCTGGATATAGTTCCGCCCGATCTTCGCTTTCCCCACCGGCATGCGCATGACAAGGCATCCGGCCTGCTCCAGCGCCTTAACCAGCGGCCCCGTGATCTGACTGGTTTCGCTCACCGCTTCTCCTCGATCAATCCGTCCACCAAAGTAATGCCGGTGATTTCCCGGAATACCTGCTTGAACTTGGGTCCGGGGGTTAATGTGCCATTCGCTAACTGCTGGCAGTATTGACGAGTGATTGCCACTCCGCGCGATTCAAGCCAGCGGTGAAACTCACTCACCCCCAGCCGCTCCCTGTGGAGGAACTTCGTCAGAACGGTTTGCGCTTCCTTTCCGTGGCCGGTAAACTTACGTCTAGCACACCGCCACGCTTGCGCAGGGCGGGTCAGCTTGCGTCCGCGAGCTTTTTCATGTCCGCCAAGGCGTCTTCGTTCGAATCGTAGAAGCGCGCTGGATTGATCCTGAAACCGGGTGCGCTGGAGTCGTAAATCTTCATCGCTGCAAGTTCCCAGTTAAAGAATTCCTCTAGCTTCTTGCCAGCCTCGCCTGCGAGTGCGATCACCCATCCACCACGGCAATGTGTGGACTCGCAGGTATGGACGTCTTCCATCGCCAGCGCCTCCGGTTGGGATGCGGCGGCGTAGACAGCCTGGTGGATGTTCGGAATGACCGGCACTGGGGGCGGACCGAAGTCTCCCGTTTCTCTAACCGTCGCTTCGACAGGACGGGCATTCCTCAAGCCCGAGCAGTCCGAGCAGTACGAGCAGTGCGAGCAGCCCGAGCACTGCGAGCAGTCCGAGCAGCGCGAGCAGCCTGAGCAGCCCGAGCAGCGCGAG